CTAAAAAAGAACTAGATGCAGAAGTGATAGCAAATTTAAGTCAAATAGGTTGTACACAAGAAGAAATAGGAAGTGTTGTAGGAATATCTGCTAGAACCTTACAGAGAAGATTTGCTGATTTAATAGAGGATAATAAAAACAAGGGAAAAGCCAGTTTAAGAAAAAGAATGTGGCAATCAGCTTTAAAAGGTAATCCTAATATGATGATCTGGTTATCTAAAAATTATCTAGGAATGAAAGATCGTACTGTTCAAGAAACTGTTGTTGAACCTTTACCATTAATTATAGATGCTAAAATAGAAGATGTATAATGGCTAAACAAAACTTTTCATTTTATGTTAAAAGAGATCAGAATAAAAAGCGACCTCAAACTCATAAGAAATCTTTAAATAAGTCTGAAAAAAGGCAACAGAAAACCACTAGATATAGAGGTGGTGGAAAATGAGAGATAATAAAGCTATGGAAAGCTATTTAAAAAAGCATTACAAAAAGATTAAAGAAATGTTGTTATTTAAGAATCTTAGAAAAGAAGTTCAAATAGGTGCCAATGGAACACTAGGATATGTTATTAAGCAAGGTGTTAATAAGGGTAAAAAAGTTAATAAGTAAATGGAGAGAAATATGGAACAAGTTGGAGAGAATACTTTTCTTAAATTAAGAGAAGAAAAATTAAGACTCAAAGAAGAACTAGAGCAAGTTAAATTACAAAGAGATATGGCTTTAAGAAAACTCAAAAAAATAAAGGAGATGGCAAGTGGACATCATTAAACGACCTAACTTCTATCCTAATGGAGAGATAATAGATTATTCTCTACCTCAATCATTTGAATTGAGTAAAACAAAAGAAGCCTGCGGAAATTGTGGCTTGTACTCAAACCGAAGATCATTCTGTGGTAGATGGGGAAGTAAAGCTGTTAAAGATACTTACGTTTGCCATGAATGGAGAAAGAGATTTTTTAATAGATAATGAAAACAATAATTCTATTGCTACTCATCAATGGAGAATTAACTCATCAGAAATATTATGAAATATCTAACAAGAATTGCTTTGATCTTATTCAAGATAGGATAGAGCAAATCAGTATATATTCAGCTAAACATAATATATGGTTCGTAAATAAGAACATAAGCGTAATTGGTGGATATTGTTAAGCCTTTATGATAAATGTTCTTTATGGACAAATACTTTTTAAAATTCTTTTCTGCTTTAGATAATTATATATCTTGGGTTGCAAACCTATCAGCACCTAGATGTAAATGTAAAAAGAAAAAGAAGAAATAATTTATGGGGTTAAATATGAACTATTACTTTACTGGTTGTTTAATTATTGCATTAATTCTATTTACATTACTTGTAAGTCATTACCCATGAAATTTATATTAATAATATTTTTATGTTCCTTTATAAATGACCAATGCTTAGAGCCAGTAGAAATAAAACAAGAATATAATTCATGGAAAGAATGTACGATTGCTGCACTAGAAATATCTAAAGAAATAATAATTGCACAAGAAGATAATTTTGTTAATAATAACAAAGTAGCAACGAAATTTATATGTAAAGAAGCAGAACAAGTCTAATGAGATATAATAAAATTAATGAAAATATCCCTCACCAAACCTCAACTTAAAGTAAGTAGTTCTAAAGCTAGATTCAGAATATTAATATCAGGTCGTAGGTTTGGTAAGACTTTTCTTTGTATTACTGAAATGATGAAGTACGCCACAAAACCTAATCAGAAAATCTGGTATGTAGCACCAACATTTAAAATGGCTAAAGAGATCGTATGGGCTAATCTAAAAGAAATGCTTAATCAGTTTAACTGGATAGAAGATATTAACGAAACTACTATGACTATTACTATCAGGAAAACTAATAGTACGATCTCATTAAAGGGTGCTGATAATTATGATGCGTTAAGAGGTAGTGGATTAAACTTTCTTATATTAGATGAGTTTGCAGATATAGATAAACGAGCATGGTACGAAGTATTAAGGGCTTCTGTTTCTGATACATTAGGTAGAGTCTTATTTTGTGGTACTCCTAAAGGTTATGGGAATTGGTCATATGAATTATATTTAAAAGGTAAGCAAGATGAAGAATGGGATAGTTACCAATATACTACTTTAGAGGGTGGTATAGTTTCAGCAGATGAAATAGAACAGGCTAAACAAGATATTGATATTAGAACTTTTAGACAAGAGTTTGAGGGTACATTTGAGAACTATGCTGGAAGTGTTTATTACAACTTTCACCCTGTTGAGAATGTAGTTAAAAAAGAGATTGATTGGGAGAAGCCTTTACATATTGGAATGGACTTTAACGTAGACCCAATGTCAGCTTGTGTTGCACAATTAGATAAGGATAAAATATTCTTTCTTGATGAAGTAATCATTTATGGAAGTAATACAGATGAAATGGTGCAAGAATTAAGAGATAGATATGGTACTAAAATACCAATATTCATATATCCTGACCCAGCTTCTAAACAAAGAAAGACATCTGCTGGTGGTAGAACTGATTTAAGTATCTTACAAAATGCTGGATTTAAAGTTAAGGTTAAAAACAAACACCCAGCAATTAGAGATAGAGTCAATGCTGTCAATAGTAGATTAAAAGATTCTACAGGAGTAAGGCATATTTTTGTTTCACAATCTTGCAAAACATTGATAAAAGGTTTACAAAGACAAATATACAAAGAGAATACAAATATTCCTGATAAGGAAGATGGATTCGACCATATGAATGACGCACTTGGATATATGATTGATTACTTAAAACCATTAACCACTCAGACAAGATTTAGTTCTCCTACAAGATGGACAATGAAATAAAATATGGCATACACTAGAGATCAAGCACAAGAAACCCATAAAGACTATTCAGAAACAATTAATAATTGGGAATACTACATTCGATCTTATAATGGTGGATATGACTATGCAACAGGTAGGTATTTATCAAGATATAATCTTGAACTAGATAACGAATTTAATCAAAGAATTGATAACACTCCTTGCGACAATCATTGTAAAAACATTATTCAAATATACTCATCATTTTTATTTAGAGTTAGACCGAGTAGAGACTTTGGTTCAATGGAAGATGAAACATCTTTACAATCATTTTTAAGAGATGCTGATTTAGAGGGTAACAACTTAAATTCAGTAGTTAAACAAGCACAGAATTATGCATCTATTTATGGTCATTGTTTTATGATTTTAGATAAGCCTAATATATTAACAAGTACAAAAGCTGATGAATTAGAACAAGACATTAGACCTTATGTTTCAATACTTACACCTGAAAATGTTTTTGATTGGAATTACGAAAGATTACCTAATGGTAAATACGAACTAAACTATTTAAAAGTAAGAGAAGAAGTTGATAGAGATAATGGTCAATATCTTAAACTTTGGTATAGAGATAAAATTGATACAATCTATATTCCTAATAGAGAAGAACCAAGACTTGTAGAAACTGTCCCTAATATGATTGGTAAGATACCAGCAGTTATTTTATATAATGCTAAATCACATAAGAGAGGAATTGGTCAATCAGATTTAACTGATATAGCCGATCTTCAAAAATCTATTTACAATGAATACTCTGAAATGGAACAATTAATCAGATTAACAAACCACCCTAGTTTAGTTAAGACTCCCAGTGTCAATGCTAGTGCTGGTGCTGGTGCTATTATAGAAATGCCTGATGAATTAGAACCTAATTTAAAACCTTACTTACTACAACCATCTGGTTCTAGCTTACAATCAATTATGGATTCAATTAATAACAAAGTAGAATCTATAAATAGAATTGCACATACTGGTGCTATTAGAACTACAAAGTCAGGGATTAGTTCTGGTGTAGCTTTACAAACTGAATTTGAATTACTTAATGCTAGACTATCTGAAAAAGCAGATAACTTACAATTAGCAGAAGAACAGTTATTTAAACTATACGCAATGTTTCAAAAAGTTACATTTGATGGAGAGATTAATTACCCTGATTCATTTAACATTAGAGATTACGCAACAGACCTTGCTTTCTATCAACAAGCAAAAGCAATCAATGTTCAATCACCTACACTATCAAAAGAAATTGATAAAGAAATAGCTAGAGCAGTAGTTGATGATGATGAGAAGTTAAATCTAATCTTTAATGAAATAGATATTAAATCAGAAGTTGGAGATTTTACACAAGACGAAGTTCAACAAGAAACAGTAGCAGAAGAAACTATTTAATGAATGTCAGATATAATAAAAGATTTAACAAACTACAGAATCAAGGGTATTGAAAAAGCCGAGATTGAATATTACAAACAACTTACTCAAACACTAGATAGAATAGAAGCACAGATAGTATCTTTAGCTGATACATCACTTCCTAGAACTGCTGGTAAGTTAATTGAACTACAAAGTGCTGTTGCAATAAGACCTCAAATTAAAGCTATACTTGATAAAGAATATTTACCATTTGCAGATAGAGTAGTTAGAAAGGGATTTGGAGAACAAGCTAAAAGAGTTGAAAGACAGTTTAAAATTATTGGACTTATACCACCTGAATTTCAAGAACTAACAAAGGGAGATTTAGCATTAGTTCAGAATCTTAAACAACAATATTACACACAGTTTAAAGATGTATCTAATAACTTTACAAGAATACTATCAGATAAAGTATATCAAAATACATTACTTGGTACTGAATTTACTGTATTAGAAAAAGAATTAAGAGAATCCATTAATGGAATTTATGCTACATCAAGCGACCCAGCAGTTAATAGATTAGTTGATTATGTTAAGAACAATAAAGATAACCCAGCACTAGCATCAAGAGTAGATGAAGCAGTTAAGATACTTCAAAGTAAATACGCCAGTACAAGAGTTGGTGATAACATGAAACGATATGCTGGTCAAATATTAAACGATTCATTAAGAGATTTTGATGCAACTTTAAACTTTAATAAAGCTAAAGATGCTGGTTTAACTTATGTTAAATACTATGGAGATGTAATACCAACTACTAGATCGCATTGTAGAAATATGATTAATGGTGTTTTTGATAGAAGTGGTAAAGGTATTTATACTATCGCTGATATAACTAGAATATGGAATAGCAATTCATGGAGTGGTAAAAAAGGTGGAACTCCAATGGTAAGTAGAGGTGGTTATAATTGCAGACACCAATTCTCTTATGTTAATCCTGATTGGTACGAAGAAGATGGAGATGAGTCAGATATATTAAAAGAAGTAACACCTATAATTAAAAAAGAATCTAAAGATATTTATGGAGAACTTGGAGAATTAGAAAGAAATTTAGTGGAAGAAAGTTTTGGTAAAACTAAAACATCTTATTCAAGTGCTATATCTTTACTTAGACCAGTTAAGAGTATAAGACAAACCAAAGGTAAGGGTGCATATTATAATCCAGCAACCGATCTTGATATACTTGAAATAGGAGATCATAAAGATAAAATTAGAAAACAACTAACTGTAATGCACGAATATACACACAGAATAGATTATAGATTAAACGATTACTTAGTAGCTAATCCTAACGCAAGAAAGAAAGTTTTAAATGGATTTAAAACACCAACTGGAATAGCAAATGGCAATACTAAAGATGATTTATTATCTTCTCATCTAGTATCTAATATTATAGATGACGATAAAATTTTAAGCAGAACATATAGTAAAAGAAAAAAACTATACCAAACTAAATTTAACCAAATTGAAAACAATGCACCCTCTGATCTTATAGATGGTCGATACAAGCCTGATGAATTTGATAAATATTATACAAAAATTAACAATAATTACAAATCAAACATTTTAACAGATGAAGAAGTTGTAAAATATTTAAACTATAACGACATGAATGAATCTCCTAGATCGGTATTAAATTTTAAACTCAAAATTGATAATAAATTGATGGACAATAGTGGTATTAATGGCATAACTCCGGATAATCAATTTTCATCAACATTTAATGATTACATAGGTGCTATTACAAAAGAATCTAATGGGTGGGGGCATGGTAAGGCTTATTATGACGAATTTCCATTTCTTGAATCTTCAGGCACTAAAATATTTACAAAAGGAAATACACTAGAAGCATGGGCAGAACATACTACTTTTAATAAACACCCTATTAAAGAAATAGGAAATATTGAACGAAAATTAGCTGAACACTATGCACCCAGCACCACAAAAGGATTTGATACATTAACTAAAAGAATAGGAGAAATAAATGAATAAAGAATACTTATATAATAACACAAATACAAATAAGTTTAAATTAAATGAATTATTTGAACAATATTACGATACTTTTAAAAAACCTTTAAATATATCAACTATTCACATTATCGGTAATGAAATTTTAGAACAAAAATTAATCAATATATTGGAATTATCTGTTAAAAATAAAAAAGATATAGATAAACAAGATATAGAAAAATTTTACCCTACAACTAAGGGTATTGTAATTTAATCATAATATTGATAAAGCATAATAATTAACCAATAGGAGTCTTAAAATGACGCAAGAAAACGAGGTCGTTCAACCGATAACTGAACAAGCAGAAATAAAAGAAGAAGTAAAAGTAGATGCACCAAAGCAACAAACTTTTACACAAGAACAATTAGATAACATAATCAAAACAAGATTAGATGCTGAAAAAAGTAAAGTTCAAAAGTTACTTCAAGAA